GCGCAGACCATTGATGCTCTCTGCGACATGCGGCTTGCCTTCCTTAAGCGGCTGACCACCTTTGACACGTTTGGCAAGGGCTGGAGCCGCCGCGTGGCCAAGGTCAAAGCCAAAGCCTCCGACATGGCCTAAGTAAGCGCCACCACCTCTGGCAGCGCCGCGCCGCCAAGGATCTCTGCGCGCTCACGCGTCGCTCGCAACATCGTGTAGCGTTGATGCAGGCGGATCAACACCGACTGGCGTTGCTCGCCGCTGCGTTCAGCGTCCAGCAGACGGCGGACGGCGTCCTCGTCCATATTGGGTAACGCTTTGTTGATCTCGCGCCAGTTCATGCTGTCAGTTCCTCAAGTGCTATGTCAGAGATCGCGCGCTTGTCCTGAAGCGCAATCCAAATCCGTTCGTCTATAGTTTTATTACAGATCAGCAGATAACACCAGACATCCTTGGTCTGGCCGCCTCGGTGCAGGCGTCCCACCGTCTGCTCGAACAGTTCCAACGACCAGGGCATGGACAAGAAGATGATCTTGCTGCCCCCAAACTGGAGGTTCAGGCCGTGCCCGGCGGACTTGGGGTGGATCAGTAGCAGCTCAATCTCGCCCGCGTTCCACCGCTGAATGGCGTTGAAGTCGTCGATGGTGCGGGCGTGGGGGTACCGGCGCAGCAACTCGGCCAGTTCTTCCTTGTAATTGTAGACGATGATCGTGTTGTCGCGTTGGTTCTCGTTCAGGATCTCTTCGATTAGTTCAAACTTGTGCGACGAGAACCAGATTACCTTCTGTTTCATAGTGAACTTTCCCTTTTCCTCTGACGCTATCGTCTTGTTATCGTAGACAAATCCTGACGCCATCTGCTGGAGTTTGTTCGTCACAGCGGCGGCGTTCGCCGCTATGATCCGGGCCTCATTGTACTCCAGCACCAGGTCGCGCTTCATCTTCTCGTAGGGTTTGCGGTCAAGCATATCGCAGCGCATCTCCACAACGTGTAGCTGCGGCAACTTGTCGCTGTATTCGCCGGGGTCCAGCACGAAGGTCGCCGGGCGGATGGCGTCCATGACTTGCTCCAGCGCGCCCTTGCGCGGTTGCCAGTCGCCAAAGTCGCGGTTGATGCAGACGAAATACTTCTGGAGGAACGCGCCCTTGGCGCGGCCCAACAGCGTCTGGTCGATCACCTTGCATTGGCCAAACACATCTTCGAGCCCGTTGGATGTAAACGAGCCGGTCAGACCCCACCGGAACGGGATCTTGTCGAGATGCGCCAAAAGCGCCTTGAAGCGTTTGCCGCTGGGATTTTTAAGCCGCGTCAACTCGTCAAAGACAATGCCGTCAAAGCCCGACAAATCCGGCAAGGATTGAACATTGTCGTAGTTGGTGACGACGATAGGCGCGGCGCTGTCAAACGCCGCTTGACGCTGCGCTGGTGTCCCCAGCGCGACGGCGATCTCGAAGTCCGCCGCCCACTTCAGGCGCTCGACCGGCCACACGTCCGTGCAGACGCGCTTGGGAGCCAGCACCAGCCACCGTTTGACGTGGCCTTCCGCAACCATCTCGGTCATGGCCGTCAGCGTGATGGCCGTCTTGCCCGCGCCCACCGGGGCCAGAATCATGGCTCGGTCGCGCGCGTACAGGAAATCGGCGGCTTCTTCTTGGTAAGGTCGTAATGCGAGGCCCATTCATCCACCCCTTCTGTTGACCACAGGCAGACATATAACTGCCCTAGCCGGTCCATATCTGCGGCAAAGACTTTCTGAAGCGGCGCAAGACGCCCGCCTTTTGTCTTGAGTTCCACAAACCATGTGTCGCCGCCAGGCATACACGCGATCCGATCCGCCACACCGCGCTGCGTGGGTGACCTGAACTTGTAAGTAACGCCGCCCTGCCACTGGACGGCCCACACGAAATATCGTTCGATCTCGCTTTCTTTCATAAAAAAATGTATTGCATATCCGTAAAAGATTGTCTAGTGTCTGTTTCGTCAACACTCCACTGAGGTAATTTAATGGCCCAACATTCCAACATCGTCGGCGGTTCGACCGCCAAGCGCGTCATCAACTGCCCTGGCTCCGTGGCGCTTGTCGCGCAGATGCCGCCCAAGCCCTCCAGCGTCTACGCCGACACCGGCACCTTGCTGCACAACGTCATCGCTGATGTGCTGGACGGCAAGGCTACCGCGCAAGACTTCCTTGGTGCAGTCCATGCGGGCGTGACGCTTGATCAGGATCTGATCGACAACAAGCTGCTGCCCGCGCTGGCGGCGCTGAACGACATTGATCCCGACAGGCAGATGGAGTTCGAGACCGAGGTGGTCGTTGGGTTTGGCGATCTGTTGCCCGGCGTGTTCGGCTCGTCTGACATTGTCGGGCGGATCGGCGACACCGCGTACATCGTGGACTGGAAGTTTGGCGACGGCGTCGCTGTCGATGTCGAGGAGAACTCGCAGCTTATGTTCTACGCCGCTGCCGCCATGCGGACCCCCGCCGCGCAGTGGGCGTTCGAAGGCGCGGCCAAGGTCGAGCTGGTCATCGTGCAGCCGCCCTACGTCAAGCGTTGGGAGACGACCCCGCGCCGCATCCAACTCTTCGAGAAGGAGCTGATGCAGGCTGTAAAGGTGGCCCAGCGTCCTGACGCGCCGTTGGCGCAGGGCGACTGGTGCCGCTGGTGCGCGGGCAAGGCGATCTGCCCCATCATGACCGGCGCTGCTGACCGGGCAATGGTGTCCGCGCTGCAAAGCGTCGATGCTGCTGACGTGTCGCACCATCTCAAGATGGCGGACCAGTTGGAAAGCTGGATCAAGGAAGTGCGGGCGCTGGCGATGCAGACGCTGGAGGCTGGCCTGCCGGTGCCCGGCTATAAGCTCGTTCCCAAGCGCGGTCTGCGCCAGTGGGTCGATGAAAACAAAGCCCTTGACGCGATGCGCGATATGGGGCTCGATGCTAAGGAATTGACGGAGACGAAATTGTTGAGCCCCGCGCAAGTTGAGAAGGTGCTGAAGAAGTACAAGCTCGCGCCGCCCGCAGATCACGTCGTCTCTGTCTCGTCAGGCAACACGCTGGCAACCGAGGATGATCCTCGCCCGGCGGTGATGCAGATCGGCGCACAGTTGTCCGCCGCTCTTGGTAAACTCGTCTAAGGAAAATGGTAATGTCAAATCTCACAGTGTTCGGTGGTGCTAACCTTCCTTCCGTTTCGTCGCTTGCTTCCGGTCTGCGTTCGATCAACGCAGGCGTTCCTGACGGCGCGGGTTCTGTCATCCTCAAGATGGACAAGACCGGCCATTGGGTGTTCGGTGCCGAGCAGACCGAGATCGAGGATGACTCGTCTTGGGCCATCAACCCGTTCAGCTTTGTCCACGGCTATATCGCGTGGGGCGAAGGTGAAGTACTTGGGGAAAAGATGGTGTCAGTGCAGCAGCCGCTGCCTGAGCTGGACGCTGCGCCGCCCGCCGCCAAGCGCGGTTGGGAAGTGCAGGTCGGCATGTCCCTGAAGTGCATGACCGGCGAAGACAAGGATCTGGAGGCCCGCTACACGGTCACGTCCGTGGGCGGCAAGAAGGCGGTGCAGCAGCTTGCGCTCGCCATCGCCGCCCAAGTCGATAAGGACCAGACCAAGCCGGTCCCGGTGGTGCGCCTCAAGAAGGAGCATTACATTCACAAAAGCTACGGTCGCATCTATACTCCCGTCTTCGAGGTGATCGAGTGGGTCGGAATGGATGGTGCGGCTGCGGAAACCGAGGCGGCGGAAGCCGCGTCGGAAGATGCTCCGACTGAGTCGCGTCGCCGTCGTCGCAGCGCGTAAGGAGGAGTGAAAGCGGGCGTCAGCAGTCCTCCCCCTGCTGACGCCCGTAAGTATCTAACGCCCATGACCATACTCTGGATCGACTTCGAGACGCGGAGCAAGTGCGACTTGTTTTCGCGGGGCGTGTACAATTACGCCCAAGATCTCAGCACCGAGGTGCTGTGCATGTCCTACGCCTTCGATGATGGCGAAGTGACGACTTGGACGCCGGGCCAACCATTCCCCGCTGCCGTCGCCAACCACACCGGCCAGATCCGCGCGCACAACGCCGCGTTTGAGCGCCTGATCTTCTGGTTTGTCCTGTGCCCCGATCAGCGTTTGATTGAGCCCAAACCGGAGCAGTTCTACTGCACGGCGGCGCAGGCTCGCGCCAACTGTGCGCCTGGCTCGCTGGAGGATGTGGGGCGCTTCGCTGGCGCATCCATGAAGAAAGACCATCGCGGCTCGCAACTGATTCGCCTGCTGTCCATCCCGCAGGCGGACGGGTTCTTCCGACAGGACGCCGCGCTGCTGGCTGAGATGATCGCCTATTGCGAACAAGACGTGCGCGCCATGCGCGCGATCAGCAAAGGTATGCGCGATCTGTCCGCCGAAGAACTGGCCGACTACCACGTCAACGAGCGCGTCAACGACCGGGGCGTGCGCGTCGATGTCGAATTGTGCAAGGCCGCGATCCGCTACGCGACGACCGAGTTGGACGAGATCCAACAGATCGTGCGCGATGTGACGGGCGGCGCGATCACCAGCGTCCGCAGCCCCAAGATGCGCCAGTGGGTGCTGGACCGTGTCGGGCCGCAGGCGCTGAAGCTGATGACCGTCTTCAAGGACGGCGAGGCCAAATATTCTATCGACAAATCCGTGCGCGGCAACCTTTTAATTCTTGCGGGGGAAAATCCTGATGAAGTGCCGCCTGAGGTCGCTGAAGTCATACAATGTGCGGACGACCTTTGGGCTTCGTCGGTCGCGAAGTTCCAGCGAGCCGCTAATCTCGCTGATCGAGACGATGGACGAGTGCGTGGGGCTTTTGTCTTTGCTGGGGGTTCAGCAACGGGACGTGCTTCGAGCTTTGGATTGCAAGTCCACAACTTTCCGCGCAAGTGCGCGAAAGAACCTGAATTAGTTCGCGCGGCGATGACGCAGGGCGGCGAGATCGTCCCGCAGTACGGCAAGCGCGTCACGGATGTGTTGAAGCAGATGCTGCGCCCGGCGCTGCTGGCGGATGGTAACCGTTCGCTCGTCGTCGCCGACTGGTCGTCCATCGAAGCGCGCGTCAACCCCTGGCTGTCTGGCAGGGGCGAAGACAAGCTGGCGATCTTCCGCGAAGGCGGCGACGTTTACAAGGTGAACGCATCAGCAACATTCAGAGTTTCGGTCAGTGACGTGACCGGCGACCAGCGCCAGGTTGGCAAGGTCCAAGAGCTTGCGTGTGGGTTTGCCGGTGGCGTTGGTGCGTTCGCGGCGATGGGCCGGATTTACGGTCTGCTGCTGCCCGAACCGGAGGCCAAGCGCATGGTGGACGGGTGGCGTCGCGCCAACCCGTGGGCCATGCCGTTCTGGGAAAGCCTGGAGCGGTGCTACACCGCCGCCATGCGCCACAAGGGGAAAGAGTTCACCGCCGGGCGCATCACCTATCTGTTCGATGGCGTCCACCTCTGGTACGCTCTGCCGTCTGGGCGCATTCTGTGCTACCCATACGCCAAGTTGGAGGAAGACGGCGTCACCTACGCCAAGGCGGCATGGAAGCCTGCCGCAGACGCCAAGGAGTGGCCCAGAGCGCGTCTGTGGCGCGGTCTGGCTTGCGAGAACGTCACGCAGGCGACAGCCAACGACATCCTGCGCTATGCTCTTCGTTCGCTTGATGCAGAGGGGTTTGAACCCGTGCTGCACGTCCACGACGAAATCGTGCTGGAGACGACAGATCCTGAAGCCGCCGAACGGGCAATGCAGCGCGTCATGTGTACGCCGCCTGCATGGGCCGCCGGTCTGCCGCTGGGGATTGAGACGCATACGATGACACGCTACGGGAAGGGGTAGGACATGCAAGATCAACAATTTATCGACTACATCGTGGGGCTTGCGCCAGAGGGCGAGACGGCGCTGCTGGTGCGTCAGAAGCCGGTCATGCGGGGCAATGAGCAACAGACGTTTCTGGATGGCTCGCTGAAGTACACTTGGCCCGCCTACATGCCCACCAAGCCCCGCAAGGCCGACGAGGCGTGGTACCTCAACACCGGCTCGTTCATGACCGCGCGGTTTCTCGACGGCAAGCCCAGCGCCAGCGCCGCCAACTGCGATTACGTTCTTGCCATGATGCTGGATGACATTGGAACCAAGTCCAAGATTCCGCCCCTGCCGCCGACTTGGATTATGGAGACCAGCGAGGGGTCATTCCAGTGGGGCTACGGATTTAGCGACCAGCCGTCCAAGGGTGAGTTCAGCGCCGCCATCACTGCCATCGCCGTGGCAGGCTACACGGACCCCGGCGCGACCAACCCTGTACGTAATTTCCGCATTCCTGGGTCAGTCAATCTGAAGCCGGGGCGCGCCGCCTTCCGCGCGCGTCTGATCGAGTTTCATCCTGATCGCGAGTACACGCTGCCGCAGATCTGCGAGGCGCTGGAGGTGACGCCAGCGGAGGCGGACACCGCGCGCAATCTGAATTTCAAGCTGCGCGACACCGGCATGGACACCGTGCTGGAATGGTTGAATGATAACGGCCTAGTGATGTCGCACGTCAATGGTGAGGGCTGGATGGGCATCGTGTGCCCGAACCACGCCCAGCATTCAGACGGCCAGATCGGAGCCCGCTACAAGCCTCTGGATCGTTCGTTCTGTTGCTATCACGGCCACTGCGAGGGCTTCAACACGCAAGCGTTCCTGACGTGGGTGCATGACAACGGCGGGCCGCGCGTCTCGCCGGGTCTGCGCGACGAGTTGCTGGCGCAGCATATGCAGTCCACGCTGTCCAAACTGTCGCCCACAGAGGCGTTCCCTGACGAGGCCGCGCGCATCATCGCCGAGGTAGAGCGCAAGGAGGTCGGGCGCGTTGACAAAGCGAACTGGTACGAACGGTTTGCTTACGTCATCGAAGACGACGCCTATTTCGACATGGACGCTCGTACCGAGCTGAGCCGGGGCTCGTTCAACGCCATCTTTCGCCACGTCAACTGCAAGTCGATCCATATGAGCGGCAAAAGCGCCCGCCGGATTGAAGCGTCAATCTGTTACGACGAGAACCGTGCTGCTGCCAACGCTAGGCTGTTGCGCGGCATCACCTACGCTGCCGGTGACGGCGTCCTCGTCTCGCGCGACGGCGACGTGTACGGCAACCGCTGGCGTGACGCGCGTCCTGATCTGACCGGCGTGGTTGCTGGCGACGTGTCGCGTTGGCTCGACCACTGCCGGGTGCTGGTGCCAGAGGAGGCCGAGTTGAACCACTGCCTCGATGTGATGGCTTACAAGCTCCAGAACCCGCGCGTCAAGATCAACCACGCGGTGCTGCATGGCGGCGACGAGGGGTCCGGCAAGGACACCATGTGGGCTCCCTTTATCTGGGCGGTGTGTGGCCCAGGTCTCAAAAACCGGGGTCTGGTGGACAACGACGGGCTCACCTCGCAGTGGGGCTACGCGTTGGAGAGCGAGATCCTGATCCTGAACGAGTTGAAGGAGCCGGAGGCGTCGCAGCGCCGCGCGCTTGCCAACAAGCTCAAGCCCATCATCGCCGCCCCGCCTGAGACGCTGCCGATCAACCGCAAGGGTCTGCATCCCTACGACATGGTGAACCGCATGATGGTGCTGGCGTTCACGAACGACCCCGTCCCGATCTCGATCTCGTCGCAGGATCGCCGCTGGTTTTGCGTCTGGTCCGCCGCCGGGCGCATGGACGCCGGCGCAGCGCAGGACATGTGGCGCTGGTATCGCGCGGGCGGATTCGAGACCATCGCCCGGTGGCTGGCTGACCGCGACGTGTCCAAGTTTAACCCGTCTGCGCCGCCCATGTGGACCGAGTTCAAAGAGAACCTGATCGAATCGGGCATGTCCATTGCGGAATCGTTCATTCTGGACCAGATCCGCGCCAGAACCGGCGAGTTCTCGAAGGGCGTCGTCGCTGCGCCGTTCTTCAAGTTGTGCCAGTTCCTGACGATTAACGCGCCTGGCGGCGTCAAGATCCCGCAGGCGGCGCTGCTCCACGCACTCAAGGAGGCCGGGTGGGTGGACATGGGGCGCATTGGCTCGTCGGAGCATTCCAGCAAGCGCCACATCTACGCCGCCCCTGATCTGGCACGGTCGCAGACCAAGAGCTATCTGCGGAACCTGCTGGAGCCTGCCAGCGCCGACAACAAAGTGATCGACTTCCCCGGTCGCACAGGCTAACAAAAGACCCCCGGTGCTTTCGCGCCGGGGGCAAGTTGCGTTTGACACACAGAGACTAGACCATCAAATCGACCGATTCGATGCGCCGGGGCGGACGCCCCAACGATCCGGTTCTCACCGGATAGGTTTTGCGGCACGGGCCGCATGTTCGTCATCATCGCGCAGCGCGCGAGTCGCAACGGACCACGCGCTTTCAATCTCGCGCGGCGGAGTGTCTTCGATCACTTGCAGCGCGGCGCGAAGGTTCTCGACCTGATACTCCAGCGTTTCAATCCGCTCGTCAATCGCGTTGGTGGTGGCGCTGTCGTCAACGCCCAGCAAGATCAACAGTTCCTCAATCTCGCGTTCCATCTCTTCATGAAACTGCGCCTTGCGGCGTCCGTCGCAGTAATAGGCCAACAGCGCCGCCTCGTGGATCGCCTTGCCAGCAATCTGGATCTTCACATACGCTACTGCATCGTGTTGGTTGATATCAATCTTAAACATGTCAGGCTCCCCTAGGTTGACGACGAACCATCGCACGTCAGCACGATGGTGTAAAGCATTATTTAGCGTATGAAGGAAAATGTGGATTACTTTTATCAGTCATGTTTCTGTGTTATTTCGAATCATCTTCTGAGGGTTTGTCCATGTATCTGACAGCCAAGCAGGTCGAGGAACTTTACGATCATCACGGATCAATCCGTCGCACAGCCGATTTTCTCGGGATACCAGAGCGCACCCTGAGAGACAAAGTAAAGGACGGCAGGGACATCAAGGTGTCGGAAACCGTCTTCCGTGTGAAGGATCTCGAAGACGAGATAAATACGTTAAGACAGAAGCTTTCTTTGATCTCCACCATCAAGCCAAGATATGTGGCGGGCCGCGAGGACGAAACGAGAGTCGTAGCGATAGGCGATACGCACGACCAGCCCGGCATGCCCAAGGACCGCTTCAAGTGGATTGGCCGCCATTGCGCCAAGGTCATCCCCCATCGGATAGTCCAGATCGGCGACTTTGCGTCGTGGGATTCGGTCTCGACGCACGATGCGCCTGGCAGCGTGTCACACTCGATGCGTCCGTCATTCAAAACGGATCTCGAAAGCTGCGAAGAAGCAATGTCCTTGTTCTTCAAGGAAATCAAAGACTTGACAATCCCTATGGAATTGACAGCAGGGAACCACGAGGACCGGATTGCACGTTTTGAGAACAAAAACGCCGAAACTGTTGGGACGCTCTACATGCAGTTTGAAGAGCTGTGCGCCCGCTATCGCTGGCGCCTGCACACATATGGACAGTGGCTATTCATCGACGGTGTTGGGTTTACGCACGTTCCCAAGAATATAATGGGCAAGCCCTACGGCGGCCAAAACAGCGAAAACGCAATAGCTAACCATGCTACGCACGGCGTTGTTTATGGTCACACGCATCGTTCTGCCTTTCGTAAAGCGCCGAAAATCGGCATCAACAACAGCATCGAAGTCTTGAACCTGGGAAGCGCCATGCCTGACGGCTACGTCGCCAAGTACGCTGGCACGGCCACCAGCGGATGGTCATACGGCATTTATGAACTGTCCATAAAGTCAGGTCACATAACGTCTCACAGGTTTATCAGTATGCGCGAATTGCGGGAATTGTACGCATGAGACTTGACGACATGCACATGTTTGCGGTGGATCTTTGCAACACGTTTCGGATCAGATATGGCCCTATGGACACAGAAAACGAAATGGCTCGTGAACTGATCGCGCTCAATCTGCGCTTGATGGAGGTTGAGGGCCGCCTGAAGATGCTTGAGCGCGATAGGCTTCGCTCGTATCATAGAGAACCAAGCATTCATCACATGAAGACCCTGTCGCTCCCCATTGATGACAACAACTGGTTTACGCCTGAGAAGGACATCAACAATGCGTGATGATGACGACGACATCGCGGAACTGGTGGAAGACGAGATGCCGATATTCGACGATCCCGTCTCCCAGCGTGCCTACGCCTTCGTGCACCTTGGAAAATTCGCTGAGACCTGCGCTGACGAGACTGCGCGGGATCTCACCTACACGATGATGCGAAAGGTCTGCCAGTCGATAAAGGCGACATCCACGGCAGACATAAAGCTTCTGGACGGCGGGAAGAGCTAATTTTTCTCGTCCAGCGCCTCCAGGATGATTGTACGCGCCAAGGCGTTTGTGCCCCATTCGCCGAGGCTCAGAAGCTCTCGCAGCGCCGCCTCCAGCTTCTTGATGCGGTCGGTAGCAGCTTTCAGTTCACTGGCAATGTCCTGCACTTCATGTTCCAGTTCGCTGACGTAATCGGCGTCAATCATCTTTCCCCTCCAGTGTGTCGCAGACGATCTTGTAGGTCATGTCATCGCGTATCCAGAGAACGTCCTCATCCTCTGGCCCATGATGCAGGTCTTTGATTTTTCGCAGCGCCGCCTCCAGCTTTTCGATGCGGTCGCTAAATCGCTGGTTTTCAGCGGCATAACTGTCACAGATCGGCTGCCATTCGGATTCGCTAGCCTCCAACGTTTCGATTCGGTCGGCTGCGCTCTCAAGCAGTTCCCAAGTGCTTTCGCCGCAGTCCCATTGGCGCAGCCGCTTCACAAGATCATCTGTCATGGCATCCTCACCATTGTCACCAGCACCCAAGCGAAGATCCCTAGAACGGCGCCCGCCGCCACCGGCTCCATGAAGGCTTTTATCATTTCAGGTGTCACGTTAACTTTCTCCCGTTTTTTTAACACGTTCTGCGGATGTGTTAAGTCCTTCACCCTCTTCAAAATCCAACTCCACTTTGATACAGGCCATGCGGGTATCGCCTGCATAACGATCTGCGTCTTCTTTCGTGCGGAAATCGCAAATAGCCTTATCATACACATTCACCCACACCGTCCGCTTGTGGCGGGGGCGAACTTCGATGAGGTCATGGACGTTACTTACACCTTGAGTTCCGGTTGCCTCCCAAGTGTAAGAAAGCCACCCATCGTCTACTTTTACAGCACCATGAACCGGATAAGTTCCCTTGCCGTCAGTCGCATAGATGCGGACTTCACGGCCATTGAGGGTGCGGTACTTTTTGTCGATGTCAATCATCTATCTTCCTCCCCATTGTTGGATTATTGCGCCCGCGCACCTGAGTGTTGGGCCAGACCCAGATCTCGCCAGTGTCGTCTTGGATGCAGACCCACAGCAGATGATGCTCGTCCCCATTGTCGATCAGGAAGTGCGCCAGCGCCCGCCCCAGCGGCGTGGTGAGCGGCATGGTCGGGTTCAGTTGCAGCATCATGGTTGGGGCTCCGTCAGCTCGCGCACGATCAGTTCGAAGTAGCCCGCGCCGTCCTGCCAGTGGTCCAGATGGGACGGGTCGCCGCACAGGATGCGCGCCACCTTGTCGGCGACGACTTCGAGCGCCTGCGCCTGCGTCACGTCCAGCCGATCCCAGTTACGCGAGGTTCGCATCAACCGTTTGATAGTTTGCGAGTAGTCCGCCATTTCGCGAAACAGCCCGTGGGTCTGCTCGCGGTCGGATAGGATCTGGTCGACGCTCATTTGCTTTCCTTTCTTGCGTGGTAGCGGTGGACGCTGGTGAGGATGGTGGTGTGGTCACGCCCGCCCATGAGCGCGCCAATGCGAGGATAGAACCACCCGCGCTCGCGCAATAGCACGTAGATCTCAGCGCGGGTGTTGGCGTGGGCGTGCGCGTTGCTGCGGGCGTTGGCTTGCGCCCAAGTCATACCGCGCCGATCCAATATCGCCAAGATGGCGCGCTTGGTGTCAGGCGAGCATGTGACGCCCGGTAGCGGGTCGGGCGGCGGCGGTGGCGGTGGTGGTGGCGGAGCGGGTGGCTCCGGCTCCGGTTCGGGCGGTGCGGGCGGCGCGACGAGGGCCGGGCGAGGCGGCGCGCGCCCGTCCAGCCTGGCGCGCACGTCCTTGTAGTGTTGCACGAGCGCGCTGGCGTAGTCGATCACGGGACCATTTCCATAAGCCAAGCGCAAGCGTCGCGCTCGTTTGCGACGTATCCCAGCGCGCCCAGAACACTTACGCAGCGCCAAGCGCGAGAGCCGGTGCGCTTGTAGCGCACGGGGCCGTAGTGGCCCAGCAAGCGTTTGTAATAGCTCACGGTGCGGGTGCGGTCGTCGTGGACGGTCGTCGTGATCATGTCAGCCCCTCCGGTTCTGGGCGCGCACGGCGCGCAGGATCTCTTGCCCATCGCTCGCCCACACGCCGGACGCGCAGGGGCATGGGTGCGAGGGCAGCTCACGCGCCAGCTCACGCGCCTGCAGCGCGCGGATGGCGCTCAGGACCGCCTGCCCGTAAGCGTGGCGGTCAGCGTCGGGGTTGCGCCTGTAGCGATCGAGCCCGGCAAGGGTTGGATACGCGGGTCCGAATTTCTTATCGTCGATCTTTTTTGAGCGAGCCATAGTCAAACCTCAATATCTATATGAAAGCCAGGGCGAGTAGCGCGCCCACGGTCGCGATGCAGGTCAGGGTTAGGATGAACTCGATCACTGCTAACATCGTTTGGGTTCCTTTGCGGTTGTGGCGTCGGGTGACGCTTGACGGGGTTGCGGGCGGGTGGCGTGGTCGGGGTGACAGGAGTGATGCGCATGGTGTGGCCCCCAAGGCGTCGGGATGACGCGCGCTAACTGTAGCGCGCGCCGGTTAAGCTTAGGTTAAAAGACGCGGACGGCGTTCGAAAGCTTTTGGGTCAGACCGTATTCCGTCACGGTTGACACGTCCGTATAGGCGACATCCCAGCCTCTAGGGGTGGGTTCGCGCTCCCATGACCATTTGGCGTGGGTGTCAAGCTGCGCCCAAGTGGGGCGGGGCGCGCCTTTGTCATATGTCGGGCGGCGGCGAACATCTTCATTGTAAGCAATTTCGCCGGGGGTCGGGTTGTGCGTCATGGTCAAGCCTCCACGTCGTCGGTTGCGAAGTCGTCGGCGAAGGCGTCGCGCATGGCGTCGGCAATCTCGCGAAAGTTAACGTCGGCCATGAAGGCGATGGCGTAGTCGAGCGCCAAGCCGGACGCGCCCATGGTGACGACTTCCGCAGCGTATTCCTGCAGCGTGTCGGCAAGGTCGAAACGGTCGAGCTTGTGCCAGTGCATTTCAGACGGGTCGATGCCGTCGAAGATTTCGAGATTGATCCGCCATGTGGCGTAATTGGTCCAGCCGTTGTAGTTCGTCATGTGTCCGGTTCCTTTTTTGGTCTCGTCAGTGACGGCGTTACCGTCAGACCGGCTTGCGCCGGTTTCGACCTGTTATTGCGCGGCGAGAAACGCTTGCAGGACGATTTCTTTGGGGGCGATTGACCAAGTGGCGATGTTCTTCTGAAACAGATCCGCCATTTCCTTTTGTATCGCCACGATGTTCTTGCCGGTTGAACGTTTGAACGCGGACCATTTTTGCGTCTTAACCGAAAACACGCGCTGCCAAACGATAGGGGCGGACGTGTTGTGGTTGTACGAGATCCACAATTGGTTCTTGTATCCGTTTTGAAATTGCATTTCGCCGATCAGGGTGGCGGTCTTATGGATGTACGTCATGTGTCCGGTCTCCGCGTTTGGCGTCTCTGCGCCGTTTCGATATGAAAACCCTATAGCAGCAATTCGGGCTTGTAAAGCATTTTAATGCAGAATTGGCAAAAAAATCAAAAATATTGGCGTGCCCTAGTTGCGTGCTTTGGCGCGGCGATTGCCGAGAATTGCGGGGCTTTTGGCGTTTTAGACTAGTAGCTGTTTTTATGGGAAAAATATTCATAATTATACATATATAGAATGTAGTATAGAATGGGCGCGCGTACAGTGCGCGCAGCCAGCGACTTACTTGGACCCGCCAAAACGCCTAAAGTGCCTAAACGGCCTCGCCACTAGCCTAAAACGCCTAAGCCCCGTGGTATATTGCTTTGTTTCTGTTAGAGGTGGGGGGCCAGGGCCTTGGCCCGCCCGGTCACGGTCACGGAGGGTCCGCAGAAAATTTTTTTTTAAAAACCAATTTCACAATCCAAGACGCATGATATATAATGTCTTACATGACATGGCACACGCTTCCCCACGAACCGCGCAAGCTTCAAGCGACTGAGGCGCGATTGGACGCAATTTATCACGCCGCGCGTCACGGCTTGAAAGGCGACACGCTAGCGTTGGCTGCGGGTATGCAGCCGGTCGAGTACCGCCAATTATGCCAATTTGACCCATTGGCGGAGATGGCGGAACAGAAGGGCCGCGCGGACGGCGAGATGGAGATCTCGGCGCAACTGCACGAGGCGGCGCGAGCGGGCGACGCCAAGGCAGCGTTGGCGATCTTGCAGCACACGCATGGCTGGACGGCCAAGCAAGAGATCACCATTGACGTTTACCAGAAGATCAGCATTACTCAGGCGCTGGCGGATGCTCAGTCTCGCTTGATCGACCACGACCCTGCTGAACCGATCAACCGGGAACTGATGTATGGCGCAACTGCCGATCTATAAGTCCAACGAAGAGCAACTGCTGATGTCGCAGTTGTGGTCGCCTGGCATAGCGGACGATCCTGAGAAGTTTGTGCTGTTCGCGTTTCCGTGGGGCAAGCCCAACACGCCGCTGCACAAGTTCAAGGGGCCGCGCACCTGGCAGCGCAAGGTGCTGCGGGAGATCTCCGACCACATCAAGGCCAACAAGGGCCAGGTGCAGATGGACACGCTGCGTAAGGCAGTGGCGTCGGGGCGCGGCATCGGCAAGTCGGCGCTGGTCAGTTGGCTGATCCTGTGGATGCTCTCGACGCGCATCGGATCGACCAGCATCATCTCGGCCAACTCGGAGGCGCAGCTAAGGTCCGTGACTTGGGGGGAGTTGACCAAGTGGACGGCCATGATCATCAACTCACATTGGTGGGAGATCAGCGCAACCAAGTTAATGCCCGCCAAATGGCTGTGCGAACTAGTCGAGCGCGACCTGAAGAAAGGCACGCGCTACTGGGCGGCGGAGGGCAAGCTGTGGTCTGAGGAGAACCCCGACAGCTACGCGGGCGTCCACAACCACGACGGAATGCTGCTGATCTTCGACGAGGCAAGCGGCATACCGGACCCGATCTGGGCGGTGGGCGCGGGGTTCTTCACCGAGAACGTGCTGGACCGCTACTGGTTCGCGTTCAGCAACCC